TCAGCTACAGCAAGTACAGGTGTGCCAATGGGTACAGCAAAATCTACCCCAGTATGCGCCCCGGTTGACCATCTTGGCCCAGCCTTACCATAGGCGACACTAACCTTGCCGTTCTTAATTGGTAAGGCCATGAGTTGCCCTTTCGTGTCATGGCCCTGCGTTTAATTTTATTCGTTGTCTGATTGTATCTGATCGGCAACAGATTCTAGGTATTGTGCATATTCCTCATCTGTCATTTCTCTAACTTCATCATCAATTTGAATGTTCGGGTTTCCCATTAGCTTATTCCATATCCGTAGACGTAGATTGTGCCACCAGTAATTGTTCCTGAATTACAAGTGAGAGTAAACGCTGTTTGGGATGCACTGCTGCTGCAAACTCCAGTGACTCTACCTGTGCTAGAAGAGTCGTAATACATTGCGCCAAACATCTTTTGCTTAGCCAAAAATGGTGAGTTTATGTCTATGTTTACATTTATGCTTGTTGTGTCAGAAACACCTGCATAATTAAAATTTGCGCCGTTATTGTTAGCAACTGACAATACTGAACCTGCTGCATATGGCGCATAAATAAAGTTTGAATAATAACCCGTTGTGACGCTGCCTAATTGCAAACGCAAAATACCATTTGCACCACTGCCTACGCCACCAGATACTAAGATTTTATAGTTTTCGTATGTCGCACTAAATGCATCACTAACAGTAACGCTTGAAACTGCTGAACCAATCGTTTGTTTCTTGATTAAACGTAGTCCCGGGTAAGCACCACCCAATGCGGTGTATAGCGTTGTATCAACGGCGCTGCCAAGTGTGCGAATTGCGCTCGCACCGTCCTTGACATACCCAGTGTTGTCAGGTGTTGTCCACGAGTAGTTAGTGGTTGTTGCCATTATAAATCATCCCATTCTTGTGTACTTGGAGTATACCCTGCCCAAGTTGTGGTTGGTGGTATTTGATCCCAGATAATACTCAAATAAGTTTCAGAGTATGCCGAGCAGGTCAGGGCAAGTTCAGCTGTGTATCTGGTCAAGTTCCATGTGTAGCCCTCTACAAAGCCATCAAAGGTTGTTCCAAACACTGCTGGCAGTGCGCTAGTGTTTATCCTTAGCCCGTTGTAAACGGCGGCTAGGGCATCCCGAGTAGCATCGCTGACTGTTGGCGAATGCAAGGGAATCGTGATTGTTTCTGGGTACATTCTTGGGTAGGCCCGAGATTCTAAGAAATCGTTGGCCTGTGACAAAGCATCGGCGCTATTGTGCAGTTGCGTTGTGCGTGTTCCGGATAACTGGCCATACTGAATAATCGAGTTCTCGTCTCGGGCTACTTCAGTGCCTGCCCGGTATGTCACGTTTACATCGTTTACAATTTCGCCCCATTGAGCTGCAGTGCGTAAGCCTTTTGCAAGAATGTCGTCAGCTGTGAGAGTCAGTGGAATTGCGCTGGCTCGGCTGGCGTAATCGTCATAATGCAAATCGCCATCGCCACCTTCCCAAAGTACGCCGCGACCAGAGTTGGCTGCGTTTGTTGTTAGTGTGTAGGCATCATCCTCTTGCGCCGAGTATGCCTGTAATTCATAAACGCCCGGCACATCAACATTGGCGGTCAAGTTATCAACTAAAGCAACATTAGTTGCATCATAACTAGCCCATGTTGTTTCAGTTGGCAGATCGTTCCAAGTAATTAGTGGGCCAACATCTGACCATGACTGCAAAAATGCTTCGGTTAAAATGTTCAAGATTCTTGTGCCATCAAACTCTTTGGCGTAACCTGCCGCGCCAACTAGGTGACGGTTGAGCTGCGACAATGGACCAACGGCTGTAATTGAGTAAATGGCGATTGAGCCATCTGATCCATAGGCTTGCAGGCTTATGTCAATGTCTGAAATTATGCCAGCAAAAATTTCCTGTGTGCCTGATGTTCCCTTGTTAATTGAGATTGATACAGACTGGCTCAAGGCAACTGCCAAAGGGCTGTCAGCATCCGTCCAAAGGCTAATTGAGGCAAACCCGGGCTGTGGCTGGGTGGTCACATCATTACGGCCAGATCGGATTGAGATAGATGAGACGGTCTGGTCAGCGTAGGTTGTAGCCCCTGCAAAGGTCACAGTCGGGTAGGGATCGTAACTGGTCACAATGTAGCCCCGACTAGATTTACTGCCCCAGTGCGCCTTGAGGAGTCTTGAAGTAGTCGCTCAATGCTACGGCGAGCAGACTCACCGTCTATAACACCGTTCATAATTATGGTTACGCCTTGGCCAGATCCATTGTCCGGGCGAATAGATCCAGAGCCACTTGGAACAAATAACTCTGGGCCAAACTCGCCTACCCTTGTCATTTGGCCAGCAAAGACTGGGCCACCAGCTGCTCGTGAGGTGTAGCCAAGTGCCTTGCCTAAACGAGAGTCAGCAAACTTAGGGCCCTCACCCGGGTCAATGCTAATAAAGTCAAGGATTTTGCCACCCAAATCTCGGGCTTTCTTGTAGGCATTTGCTACTGCGTTAATGCCGTTGGCTACGGAAACCAATGCATTTGCAAGCGTCTGCAATGAGCCAGAGGATTCATCGCCATCGGCGGTTATTGTTGTAAATAATTTGCCAAAAGCATCGCTCAACGCCTTTAGTGATGTACCAAGGCTGTATGCCCCAGTATCGCCAACACTTGCGCCTAACTCAATGGCTCTGCTACTTAAACCGTTTGGATCATCGCCACTAAAACCTTTTGCAACTTGGTTAACTTGTTCTAGCAAAACTTTAAGTGTAGGTAGTAATGCCACACCAATAGATTCTTTAAGTTCGCCAACACGCTCGGTGACAATAGCCAACTGACCTGCATAAGTTTCAGTGTTGGCTTTGGCAGCGCCGCCAAATAGTCTGACCAATTCGCCTTGGACTAAATTAAAGTCCCCAGATTTCTTAATCGCATCATCTAATGGGATGCCTAACTTTGTAAGCGCCCCGATGTTGCCGTTGTAAGCCTTGGAAAGTGTAAGCGATACGGTTTCAAGGTCTTTACCTGTAGCTGCGGAAATGTCCATCGCAAGGTTTGTCAGTTGTTGGGCTTTGCCAACATCGCCAGTGGCTCGGGCTAGGTTAGCCAGTGCCGGGCGCAACTTAGTATCAGCAACACCAAAGGCCAACTGTTGCTTAGTAATGTAATCCTCGGTGGATGCTATCTGGGCATCTGTGGCATTAGTCGTATTTTTTAACGCCTCGGCTAATAACTTTTGAGACTGTTCATCCTCAATGGCTGCTTTTACGCCGTCAATGCCTATCTTTATTGCATAAGCGCCAGCAGCTGCGCCAGCGATTGCAAAAGACTTAGCCATAGCCTTGGAATACTTGCCAATTTGGCTACTAAAGGACTTGGTTGAATTGTCAGCCTTGTCCATGCCAGCGAGAAACTTTTGTACATCGGCAAGTAACGAGAGTTTAAGTGTTCTTACATCAGCCATTATGTTGTCCTAGCCCAGTTGTCCATTACTTTGTTAACTGCTGCAAACCACTTTTTCTTAATCTCTGGTTGCATTGCTTTAAGTGTTGGAAAAATCCAATATCCAGTATTTCCGCGACCCTCACGACTGGTACGAGGTGGGAATCTGTAACCGCCATTAGGGAATGCGTTGGCATTGCCAAAAGCGTTGCGATCTCCACCAAACTCATTACCAAATAGCAACTGGCCAGCATTTGCGCCACCTGATACGCGACCCTTGCCACCGCCTACATACACAGTCGGTACACGATCTCTAGCTGCTCTTACGGTTTGAGCAACAATACGCGCTTGCTTAGGATAGTAAGGATGAGCAAAACCAGCCTGTTGTATACCTGTAGCAGTCCAAGCACTAATTGAATACACATTATCTTTTAGTTCAACTTGTGACTCTTTTTCCATAAGACTCAATACTTTTAATAGGCCTCGATAGTCAGCAAGGTCTGGCCTGACTGTAATTGTGGTTCTTGTTTCAGCCATGTCCATTCCTCTCTGTTATCAGCTCTACAGCCGTATTGATGTCAGCGAGTGACCATTGGTAAAGATCGGCTAAGGGAATCCCGGTAACAACTGCTATTCTCACGAGTCCGTCAGCGAGTTGTCTTTTGGGCTTTCCTCTACCACCTCAAAGGTTTCAAACTCATTGGTAACCCATGCTTGCTGGCTCGGTAACTTGGTATGCCCTTGGGCCTTAGCGGCCTTGTAAAGCATGCAAGTAATGACATCCAGCGAGCCTTGGCTCATCTTTTCAGCTGCTTGGCTAACGGTGTATCCAAGTTCTCTTTCGATCTCGATCCATAACCAAGCACTTTCGTCACTCACTATGTAATTATTGCCCTGTTTTGTCGTAATGTTGTATTTCATAATGGTTGCCCTGTTCTGTTCGTTAGGTGCGGGTTACTGATCCATCCTCGACAACGAAACTCAAGGATGTAGTTAATACGTCAGTGGCCGCGCCACCAA